GTTCGATGACTGCGACTCAATCCTTGTCGACGATGTTGCACTGAACTTGCTCAAAGGCGCATTGGACTCTGGCAAGAAGCGTAAGATCTCTTGGTTAAGCGAAAGTTCTACCCTACGCCGCGAAGGTATTCCAGACAGTTTTGATTTCAAAGGCAGTGTGATCTTTATCACCAACTTGAAATTCGACAAGATGAAGTCGCAGAAACTGCGAGATCACTTGGATGCATTGCAAAGTCGTTGCCACTATCTTGACTTAACACTTGACACCATGCAGGACAAGATCTTGCGTATCAAACAGATTGTTAGAGATGGTGTGTTGTTTCAAGACTATGATTTTGAGCCTGAAACACAGGACAGTATCATTGAGTTTATGAACACAAATCAAGCTCGCTTGCGTGAGATGAGTTTGCGTATGGCATTGAAGATTGCTGACTTGCGTAAACTCAGCGCAGGCAATTGGAAACGCCTAGCTGAAACCACTTGCATGAAAGCAGCCTAATAGCCATGAGTGCCATGACAGTGTCAATGTTGTTTGTGTTGCTGAATGGCTGGCTGGCCAAGGGCAGTTTTGAACGACAGCAAAACACATTTGGATGGTTCTGGGTGTTCTTGAGTGCTTGGAATTTTGCTGAAGTATTGAATATGATTTTTTAAAACGTTTGGGTCTGGTTGGCTCCGCCCGAACTTTATACAGGCACTTAGGTGCCTGTTTTTTTGACTTTTTTTTGCAATAAGTATATACTGAACCATGACCAGTGAATATCTTATCATCACATTAGGCAACAATCACATTATAGATTTGAAGTTCCGGATTAGGCCAACGGCTCTGTCTGCATTATGGCTTGACCGAATGCAACACCGGTATCAGTATCCATTGGATCATCCGGATAGATTTTATGGGTTTGATGATCCAGCAACAGAAAAATCTCGCGCAGTAAGTATGATACAAAGATGTATCATGATTATAAACAACTACAAACGCATAATTAGGCGTGAGTTTGAATACACTCAAGATTGTCTCAATTACCTACATAATATATTTGAAAAATATCATGGATTGTTAGATCAGCAAACATCTGATTATTGGACTCATGCGCCCATTGAAGTACGAACAGCACTAGCAGAATTAAATCTAGCAGTGCATCGTTGTGAAGATGCAGTAACGCAATCCATGCCTCGACTGGTATGCACATGGTTTGGGTTACCCAAAACCCATTGCCTGACTCAGGAAATCCAACGTGAGCACGGTGAACCGTTGATAAAGTTTGGCACAGTCTATCTCAACTATTGCGAAATAGGAAAAACGGTTGACGATCTAGCATTCGATAATGATGCATACATAAGCGACGAAGCGTTTAAACCATTCAGTCATTATAGTGCTGATTTCAATGTGGCATTTCATGACCGAGATCCTACAAAAAGATATCTGCAGATACAAAGCTATATTGAACAACATAGTGATTTTTTTCTTGCAAAAGGCATCAACAGTGTGTATAATATACAAGCACAACCGCTTTATTTTCCTGTAGCGGATTTAGAATATTCAGGTGATCGAGAAAGTCTAATTCAACAAATAGGTTCTCGGCAATATGTGCGAGAAGTAAAGTTACAATGAAACAATGCACTATACAAATCAATGACGAAGTAAACATCAAGATTGAAGGTCTTGATCTTGATGCTCGTAAAGCCCTAGTAAAAGCCTTCAAATATGACATTCCGTACGCACGATATCTTCCGGCAGTTAGATTAGGTCGCTGGGATGGCAAAATGTCTTACTTCCAATTAGGAGGCAGCACATACACCAACCTGTTGCCAGATATCATTCCGTTACTTGAAAGATTTGACTACGACATTGAACTGGATGACCGAAGAGAATACTCAACTACATTTGAGTTTGATCGAGTGTCTGAACAAAGTTATGCAAACAAGCTGTGGCCCAAGGCACATCCTGCAGAAGGACAGCCCATCTTGTTGCGTGATTATCAAGTGGAGATTGTGAACAACTTTTTGTCCAATCCACAATGCATACAAGAAGTGGCCACAGGTGCAGGCAAAACAATCATGACTGCTGCATTGAGTGACGCAGTCAGTAAATACGGTCGTAGCATAGTGATTGTGCCCAACAAGAGTCTTGTGACACAAACTGAAAAAGATTATATCAACATGGAACTGGATGTGGGTGTGTATTTTGGAGATAGAAAAGAATATGGTCGGCAGCACACTATCTGCACCTGGCAAAGTCTAAACAATCTCATGAAGAACACCAAGAATGGCATAGGCGATTGTACCATTCAAGAGTTCATCGAAGGCGTGGTATGTGTGATAGTAGACGAAGTACACATGGCCAAAGCAGATGCATTAAAAACTCTGCTCACAGGTGTGATGGCGCAAGTGCCAATTCGGTGGGGGCTGACTGGTACCATACCAAAAGAATTGTTCGAAAGCCAGGCATTACTAGTAAGCCTAGGTCCTGTGATCAGCAGACTATCAGCCAGTACATTACAAGATGCAGGAGTGCTGGCCAATTGCCATGTGAACATAGTGCAGTTGGTAGATCATGTGGAATATGCTGACTATCAAGCTGAACTAAAATACCTGCTGGAAGAATCAGGCCGTCTGGACACAATGGCATCACTAATACAACAAGTCAACGAAACTGGCAACACTTTGGTATTAGTAGATCGAATTGAATGCGGACATCAACTGGTTGAACGACTGGGAGAACGGGCTGTATTTGTGTCGGGTGCTACCAAAGCCAAAACCCGTCAAACAGAATATGACGAAATTGCCATCAGCGATGACAAGATCATTGTGGCCACATATGGGGTGGCTGCTGTGGGTATCAACATTCCGCGTATTTTTAATCTTGTGCTGATTGAGCCAGGCAAGAGCTTTGTGCGTGTGATTCAAAGTATTGGTCGCGGAATTCGCAAAGCCGAAGACAAAGATCATGTGCAAATATGGGATATTACTAGTACGTGCAAATTTGCTAGACGACACCTAAACAAACGCAAGGTCTTCTACAAAGAAGCTAAATACAACTTCACACAGGAGAAGTTGGAATGGATGAAAATATCTTAATAATGATCTCTTGACATTTTGAGATAATTCAACTATACTGAACACATGCGTATATTAACCTTAGACAATAGCTTTTATGACCTAGATCACTTGCCCGACGAAGTAGATGATATGAGATTTGCCATCCTGGACAACTCCGACCCCAAAGATCCAGACTATCATTTTATTCCACTCATATTCTTGGAAAGTTTTAATGCTCCTGCTCTGGTACTACGAATAGGTGAAGCTACTATAAAAATGCCCATGGACTGGCAAATATTAATTGGTGAACCTGATGTGGGCGACCTTGAAGTACTGCCACTCACTAGTATAAATGATCGAGGTTTTAAAGTATTTCAATTCAATCCACTGACAAGTTTCAGACCCAGCTTTCCTGACATTGAGATACTGGATGTGTATCATGAAGTCAACTGGTTTGCACCCAAACTAAAAAATGGCCAGCTGTTGGCTGTGCCGTTGAATGATGACGCAGAACCTGACTGTGTGTATTTTGTCAAAGATATCAGTCGCAACTGCGAGATAGTGGATTACAATAAAGCATGGTAGGTTAGGTAATATGGGACAGCTAAAGCCGGGTGCAACCCTTGTTTACGAACGTGATGGTAACACAGTGTATGCTTGCGAATCTGGCGCCGATCCCAGCACACGAGTAGAAATAGGATATGACTACGAAACATTTGAAGAACGCAGAGACCACGACATTAGAGCAGGAATGAGACAACGACACGAAGCTTTAATGGAGGCCAAACTGTGGAGCAACATTCGCCGAGAAGCCAAGACCAATCCCACTTTACACGATGCCTTGGAAAATGCTATAATGATCTATCACCTGACCAAAACAAAATGAGCGATAAACTAAACATCAACAATGAGATGCGGCAACTGGATGCAAAGAACCGCGGGTTTTATGATGAACTTACCTCAGAGGAACGAAAAAAATTCAGTACCTATCTCATGATACGTTGGGGCAGCGCAGTCGGCGGCAGTCGAGAACTACAAGAATACTATGTGCAAAGCACCAATCATTATCTCA